ATGCCATCTGTTTAAAAACATCCTTTGTTACTTCATTCAATTCTATTTCTTGAATGCTATAATCAAAGAACACTATATATGAATAACCACTAACTTGCAAATTTGTTTTTAGACGTTTCCATTCCTTTAGATGGATTCTATCATTTACAACAGCAATATAGTATTTCATATCTTCTGGCTTATACATTTTGTGTTACACATTTTGTATTTCATAAGTTGAATGTACTTTTTTAAGTGCGTTCATTATATCTCTCCAACAACTAGCACAATTAGAAGGTGCATCTGCTTTCTTAAATACTCTATTGTAGATTGCTAACATCTTTGTTTGTTCTCCGTGTTTTAGATCGTCACGTTTAGAAACAATATAAGCATCTATATATTGGTATTCGTCTTCTGTTAAGCACAAAGGATTATTATAAGGAAACAATTTGTTTAGTGTTTCTTTTCGCTTGTCGCATCCGCAATCATCTCCAGCTATAAAATGAACAAGTTTAGATATACCTGTTGCTTGAAATACCTTTTCAACTGTATCACCTAATCCTTGTGATTCGTTTGCTCTTGCTTCTGCCATTTGTTCGGGCGTTCGTCTAGTTCTTTTTACTTGCTTTGCCATTTGATTCTATTAAATATTGAATACTCATCATTAATGCAGTCAGAAAATGATAATCTGCTAAGTTAGGTGTTTCGGATTTTCCTATTTCATCCATCTTCAAAGCAATACCTGCTGCTTGTTCTTCTAGAAATTTGTTTACTGTTTTATTCATAGTTGTTATATTAATTCAAAATCGTTATTCTTATAATCTTCGTAGTCTTCTGATACATTATCTTTGATTCTTTCTTTACAATACTTCAATGTGTGAAATATAGAAGTAGTTGATATGTGTGTACGTTCGGCAATATCTCTTATTGAATCTCCTGACTTTGCATATAGCTTGAATAACATCTTATCAAACCATTCCCAGCTATCTATTTCTTTATCTATTTTACTTAACATTCTTGAATAAGCTATTGTTTCTTCTAGCTCACAATTATATTGTACTTCAAAATCGTTACCAATTCTAACTTTATCTATCTTGTTTCGTTCTTTGATTGCTGAAAGGAAAATAGATCGTAGTGTAAACCAAACATAAGACTTGTTGACTTGACCGTTTTTAACAATCTTTTCTTCTGTGGTATATTTTAGTAATTTTATGTACATCTCTTGAACTATATCTTCACAGTATTCATGCTCTCCCCATCCTTTAACAATGGACACCCATTCTTTGTGATGTTTAGCAATATGTTTTAACCAATCTGCGTTCATAATAGACGTTTTTTTCGTCAAATATAAGATTAAATTCTAATCAACTCCCTTATATAACAAATTAATTATAAAAATGTATATTAGATTTCTCATTTGTTCGTGTTTTTAAAGGTTTCTTTGTAGTAATCTTCGGGAGTAGAACTACCATCATAGAATTCTCTATATCCATCATCCCAAGCATTAATTATCTGTTGCTTAAATAACTCATTAGCTTCTGCTATATCTGAACTATGAAGTATTCCATTTTTTGCTAATCTTTCTACTAGTAAATCTATTGGTGTCATAATTTCTCTATTTCTTGTTTAACTTTATTCCAATACATCATTGGTTCTCTAATACCTACCTGATTACCAAAGGTTATTATCTCATCTACTGCAATTAATGCACATCTTTCAGCATAAAAAATAGGCATTGTAAATCCGTCAAACATTTCTGAGTCAGAATCTATAGTATAGAATTTATCTACTAACTCTTTTGCTTTTTCTATTGGTGTCATAATTTCTTTATTTATTTGCATTAATTTTTCATCTTTTGGTTAACGTCAACGATATGATAACGTTACCTAACAGCCATTGAAACGGCAGTTAGCCTTTCGTTATGGGAAATTTTAAAAACCTTTTCCCACCGCACCCTAATCACGTGGACCAGCATTTTTGGTAATCCTTTCAAAGAAATCATCGTCAGGGTCAATCCAAGTTCCCCATACATTTTGAGTTATCAGTCCTTTAATTGGCATCCAACTTTCCTGTTCAACAGCGTGAGTTCCACCAGAGAAATCACCTTTGAGCAATACTTCGCCTTTTTTCAATCCTACAACTTCCATTGTTTCTTTTCCGTTGTAAATTTCTTTGTGTCTTACTTTTTGTCCTAAGAATATTTCCATTTTAATTATCGTTTAATACCCACCCTAAAAGGTTTTTAAAACTATCCCATAACACGGGTTTGGCAAAATGCCGCAGGACAGTTAGTGTTAAAATTCAAGTTTCGAGTAGCGGCACTTCGCCAAGCCCGATACCGTTATAACCTAGTATATTTATCAATGATTACACTTATCAATATCAATCCAATGGCTATTACACCTATTATTATTTCTCTACTCATTGTTTCTTAAATTTAGGACTGCAACCAAATAACATTGTATTTCTAAATGCAACTTTTATACCTGGTTTAATCTTATAAACTTTAATAGTGTCATCTATTATTTCATCAAATATGCTTTCTTCAATCTCATAATTCATGAACGGTATTTCTTTTTGTCCACGATCATTAACTGTAGCATTTTTCATTAACTCATCAAACGATGCAGAAGGAGTTGCATTTGCGTACAACTCCCTATAACAATGCATTAATGCTTTATCTATGTTCTTCATTTTCCCAATAATAATCACAACTTATCTCTTCTTCCTTTGTTATTGGAGGAGTGAAAAAGTAGCTTTGTGAATAATCAGATACTGGTGCTGTATATCTATAGCACGTTTCTTTAAATGGACAATCCTTACCCGAACACATCGTTATATCTGCCATGTTTTTAGTTTTACATATTGTTTAACAACTTGTTTCAATTCTTCGTGAAGTCTAGCCGGTACAGAAATCTGCAACGGCTTATATGCTTCGGTTAGTTTCGGTCTTCCTATTTTCTTAACTTGCATATCTCTCATTAAGTTCATTCAACTTGTCATTGATTTGCTTATTCAAATCTTCTGCATTCTCTCTTGCTATCTCTACCCATTCTGCAACAGTCTTAATAACTGGCTTTGCTTTCGTTCCTAGATTAATCTCACTATCTTTAGTCAGCATCTTGTACCATAACGGTTTAATCTTGTTTTCCCAACGGTAAGAAACAAAATACATCTGTTCTAACTTTGGATTGACTGTAAAAGCATGAAGTACCTGGTGAATGTTATCTTGTGGAATCTCATCATTACAAATCGTTTCAGTATGCTTTTTAGATCCTGGACATTTAACCTCAACCATGATAGTTTCATCTTCTGTAATTCCATCAGGAGAAATACCAAGCAATGGAATAGCAGTATTTTGACAGAATCCAACTTGCTTGAACTCAACAAATATTTCTTTCTCTAGTGCTGCTATTGCAAATGGCTCTAAATCTATACCACGTTGCATATCGGAACTAATGTACCCATCTTGTGGCTCATAATCTTCTAACTTCTGTGAAAGTATCTCATTAAGCAATGTATCTGATTTAACAAATAATCCTTTAGATAAAGTACCACCTATCTTGCCATGCTTAAGTTCATGCCATTCTTCTGATCGTTGTTCTATTTTGTCGTATACTATCATAATTTCCCTAGTTGTTCATCTGTTAATAAAAAATCTTCTTTTAATTTGTCAATTGTAAATGTACCGTTTGCAATGTTCTCTAATGCTCTTGTAAATTGTGCATCGTTAAGTTGTTTCTTTTCAACTTTAAACTGCGTTGGTTTAACTCTAATACCACCTGTTACTTTACCCATCATTTTAACTGTTTCATCAAATGATAATTCAATCTTCATTCCAATCCAGTTAGGAAGAAATCTGCTTTCTGCTGATGTGCATTTCTTTGATTCCTTAACTACTGCATTGATTGTTTTACGATTGATAGAGTTAACCATCATTGGCTTAATATCTTCAGCAAATTCAATGAAGTACCCATCAGATTTGTTACCAGATACATCTACACCTTTGTCGTAGTATGCTTCTTTGATTGTTAATACACAATTGCCTTTCTCATTGACAATTGTTTCTACATCTATTCCTGCTAGATGTGTTGATTTTCGATATTTCATCGAATCAATTTGTGTTTCTTTCATGTTATTTATGTTTTGTTTAAGCAAAGATAGTTAATTATATCATTGATAAAACTATATAGGTGTTATTTATATTGATTCTAAATAGTAACCTTTTCAATAAATGCATCATAAAACTCCAGAAACTCATCAAACGTTCTAGCAATAAAATAAACTCCTCCTGCTTTTTCAATATCTTCTTTATATCTTTGCTGTGATTCAGACATTCTATCTTTGCCATACTTCACTTCTATCTTAACAGATCTACCGTAAATAGTTGAACTAATATCAGCACTACCTTTAGTTGATGTTGAAGGTGTATAAGTTCCTTTGACTAATGTTTTAAAGTTACCATCAAATTGTTCGTGTTTTTTAGCTTCTCGATACACTCCCATTGTATTGATTCTTTCAGCTTGATAACCTGACAAGTTTATGAAATCAACAATACATTTAGTAAGTGAATTTGCATCTTTATCTGAATAGTTAGATTTTGGAAAACAATGTTCTGGAAGTGATGGAAACTTTAACCGTATTTGTGCCTTTTCTAGTTCTACTAATCGTGCTTTATTTATTTTATTCATTTTCTGTAGTCTTTTTTAAAGAAATCAAATTTATCTTTCATTGTTTGTATCTCTAATTCTTGACTTTTAATCATTTCATTTTGCTTTATCATTTGCTCTTGAATGATTCTCAGCTGAAAGAAAGTCCTTTCTAACATTACTATTCTTAATTCATTTGGCAAATCGTTTGATTGTTCATTCATTAATGCTCTCTCAGACTTTAAAACTATCTCATTGATGTAATGTGTTGCTTTTCTAAATTCAATCTCTAAGGCGTTCTTAAAATCCATTCCTTTACTCTCGCAATACGTTAGTAATTCTTCTTTAATCTCAGGAAGTAATTTTTCTTTTAATGCTTTTACTGATTCCATTTTTCTAATGTTTGAGGATTAATATTTATTTCGTTAATTTTAAACTTTCTTATACCATTTGATGATACTGTTTCAAATTCTAATTCATAGAACGAACAATATTTTTTTAAATCAATAGTAACTGCATTCTTTGTTTTTGCATTCCATCTTTTAGGAATTGATTGAGTATAATTATCATAAAACTCTGTTGAATTAACCCATTCATTTCTATTAACATTTGAAATACAGTCTAATAATTCTTTTCCTATTTCACTTTCAAATCTTTTAAATGGTAAATTAATAGCATGATAGTTAATTAAACCTTTATCCAGGTATTTCTTTAAACATTCAACCATGTAACAGTCAAACCTTGCCCATTCTTTTAAATCCCAATCATCAAACAAACGATGTCCAAATAAATCAACAGGTGTGTAATTTGAATTAAAGCATGGTGAAAGTTCAACTTCAAATCTTCTCGCATCGTGTGAGCCACCCTTACCTTTTAAAATATAATTAGTTGTTATTAAAACTTTTGGACTATCGTTCAATGGTAACTTGATTGTATCTTTTCCTTTATAGGTTATTTCTATTCCTTCTGTTATTATACTAAACAAATTTTCAAAATCAAAGTTCTTTTTAACATCGTCAAATACTAATACCTGGCAATCAGTAGAAATAGATTGATAAGGAAACTGGCTTTTAAAATCAAAGAATTTGCCATTCAAACTACCTACTTTTTTTAAGTGCTGCAATGAGTTCCAAAATACACCCTTACCACTTCTTCCATTTGGATCGTCAGAAATTGCTTCATCGTTTAAAATGATTGCTTTATTCTCTCTCATTCTATATGAATGCAGTAAGTAGCCGATAACAGATTGAAAAGTATTATACCGTTCTACATTTTCACCTGCTATCTTCCAGATAAAAGTACGGTATTCTGATTCGTGATGATCAGAATCTACATAATTACGTTTTATCACCTGGTCTTCCCAAATGTTTAAACCATAATCAGAATATTTCTTTAAAATAGATTTATCTTTTGTTACTTCTAACACACCATTAAGATAAAGAATATATGCAGTATCTTTATTATCTTTTAAAGTGCTTATTTCATCACTCTTTATCATTGATAGATATTGTCTTGTGAATATAGAAGTCTTACCAGTCATTAAGTTGTAAACTCTTTTACCTAGATTATGCTTTAAAATATAATTCAAAACAAAATCTTTCAAATCAACTTCATCTTGAATCTTTAAAAAGATACCATCTTTCTTTATTAAATTAAAAGAACTCTTTTCGTTTGGTTTATTTTTAAAAAAGTTATTTTGTTCTAAAAATTCCTTAAATTCAAAACTATCTAATGAAGTTTTTCCGTTTTCACTTTCACTCCAGAATGGATTGCAGTTATTATCATTCATTGTTTTTTCGTGTTAATACGATTATTACTATTTTTCTATCAGATGGATATAATGAGTATTTCAGAATAACACATTTTTCATTTAATAAATTGTAAATATATTTATAACTAATGAATGTCTTAATTGTTATTTCATTAGTTTCGATATTATATGAAACGAATCCTTCATATTTATCATTAAGAATTTTTAACACTTCTTTCATGGTTGTAATTTAAAATAAGAAAGCCCTGCCAATCTAGCCACAACCAAGAGGCATTAATCAACAGGACTTTCAATAATATCCTTTTAAATTTGGTTGTAATTTGTCTTGCAATAATACAAATAATAATTTAATAAACAATACTTTTTAAAAAAATAAAAGTTTGCACTGTTTGCACTGTGTTTGCACTGACTTTGCACTGTGATTTTCTCAATGTTTATAAGGGTTATATGCATAATAGTGCAAAAGTGCAAAGTTTTTTGAGAAAAAAAAATTTTTTGTGTTTGGGGTTTTTTATAATATAAATAAGTACAAAATACTTTGCACTGTAGTCAAACCCTTTACCACACTCAGAAAAACATTGATTTCAACTTTGCACTTTCTTTTAAATGTTTGCACTTTTTATTGAATTTTGCGAAAAAAGCCGTACAATATGCACAGCTTTTTATTGTTTGCGTTATTAAAACAGATTTAAATGCAATTTTAATATTTCTAAGAAATCAACTTTTTCTTTTAATTTGATGCCATAAATTCCATAACTGATAAATTCCAAATCAAATTCCATTTTTAAATATTGAATATCTTTTTCAAGTGTTGACTTACAGAAATCTCTATCAATTAGATCTATTACTTTTAATCTTAATACTTCTTGCTTCATTGTTTCTCCAGTATTCAATACTTTGACAATGGCACTTATTCTTCTAAGTTGTGTTTTATTCATAACATCTCTCCTATTAAAGCATCCATTTGAGTTAAACTAATTGCGTAATCTTGCCACACATCAGCTTTATTTAATGGAAAGAATATTGGTGTTAACTTTATCATGATATCGTTTGATATAGCTTGAAAATCCTCATAGTTTTTATTCTTTTCGTATTCCCTTTTACCATGCAAAACAGTAGCATGATCTAAATGTCCACTTATTCCATCAAAGAAAGTACCTATTTTCTTTAAACTCATGCCATTGTCGTACATCATTTTGTATGCAGTTTGCCTTCCATAAACTACCTGGCGATGTCTACCTATTTTAGTCAAACCTAAATCATCTAATGTTAATTTTAAATCAATCTCATCTATTAGATTCTCTCGACTATTCACGTTGTATGTTTTGTTCATGATTCTTGTATTTGCACCTGGTTTAAAATTTCTCTTACTTTATTATTAATAAAAACCCATTGCTCACCTTGTTCTGGTGTTAAAACTTCTGTGCTAAATTCAACAAATCGTGCAACATATTTATAATAATTTTCTGTTCTCATTTTCATTTCTCGCTTGTAATGGATGGAATTAGATAACTCATCCATCAGTTCCAATTGTTGTTGCTGACAGATAAGTATTCGCAATGTAATATCTAGATCGTTTTGTTTCATTTCATTTGCTTTATAAGTCCAAAAATATGATTAGCTTTTTGATTAAAATCTAATCCTTTGCCTTCATCTACTGTTGACTGTATTCTAATCTTTGCCTTTGTTGAAGGAACGTAGGTATTTTTTACTTCCGTTGGTTTAATATTCTGATTGAAAAATTCTGTTATTGCTCTCATTTCTTTAGTTTTTTAATTTCTGTTTGTATTAACATTCTTTCGTATTCTTCTCTTTCAGCAGCATCAAATTCATTGTTTCTATTATGCTTTTTGATTCTGAAATCTGATAAGTAAAGCTGATGTTCTAGTTCTTTGATTCTCTCGTTCATCTTGTTTGTTGTTTAATTGTAAAATAATAGTTTTCTGCTAC